GACCAGGACGAGCAGCAGGACCAGGACGAGCAGCAGGACCAGGACGAGCAGCAGGACCAGGACGAGCAGCAGGACCAGGACGAGCAGCAGGACCAGGACGAGCAGCAGGTTGTTGTGGTGTTACTTCTTGCCATTCACCGTAACCTTCAGCGACGATTTCTTCATCTGTCATCTGGTATTCGTCACGTAACTGGTCAATGGTGGTTTCATCGATAGCAACCAATTCCATCACTGGTTTATTAGCAGGTGCAGCACCAGGACGAGCAGGACGATCACCACCAGGTGCGATAGGACGCATTGATTGACCTGTACCAGCTTTAATGTTCGAGTTGGCAATCTGACGGTCTGCAAATGATGACGTTGCAGCACGAGCAGGAGCACCACCACCTAATGACGTGTCATCGTATGCATACTGCATGTTCAATAACTTAACTGAACAAATCTGTGAACCGTTACCAGCTGTATATGCTGACACTTCGATTTCAGCCACATACCATGCACCTGAATATGCTGTTGCGTGGTCGATGTCACGTGAATCAGGACCTACGAAACCAGGTTGGATTTCGTTTTTAACAGACAGAATCCAGTTACCAGCTTCAGTTTCATTAACTGAGAACTCACCACGGACAGGGCGACCGTTAGCATCTTTGACAGGTTTTTGTTCATCACCATCTTTGAATACAGGTGGGAATTTAACAATCTGACCAACTTCATCGAATGCATAACCCCATTCTTCCTGACACACTTCATCAAGTGCATTCCAGATGTTATCGATGCTTGATGGACCCATGTTTTCACCTGTTGAAGTGATAACAGCTTGACCGTCTTTAGGGAACATCATAGCAACAGAAAACTTAGGAGTTTGGTTGTTATCGTGTGCAAACGCTTCAGCGATATGAACATAAGAACCGCGGAATAAATCAGTGAAAATAGTACGTGATGCCATGTTACTTCCTTACTTAATAATGGGTTTTATTTAATTATTTGTAACTACTACCTGTACGGTAGTGAACGCGTGAATAATAAAAGACCTGCTTTACGTATTTTTCTAAGCTGCCTGTACGGCAGTGTATGTATCACTCATTTAATAGGTTTAAATCTACCCTCAGCAGATGGTTTAATTGGTTTAAATTTACCTTCAGCAGAACCAATGCGTAACGCTGGTCGTTTATCCTTCATGCTAACCAACATGGGTACTGGATCAGGTTTTACGTAATGTTTTGACACTAATTCAGGTGGTAATACTTTCTTGATTGAAGACTCAGATTTAAGGACCTTGTCATACATTCTATCGATGTTGACGTTATGAGCCTTAGCGTCTGCAATCAACTGACCTTCGTTCATTACTTTAGAACGCGGCCGTGATTCCACCATTTTATAATCACGAAACTTGTAACCCTGTTTCGCCATCATTGTCGCTTCTTTCTGTATCGCTTCCATGTGGTTTATTATTCCACTTGCTGCGCTATACATTACTTCTATTTCACCTTTCGATAGTTCGTTAGGTGGACAATCTGTGTAAGCCTCCTGTAGCGTTAATTCCAATCGAGCGCGACACTTACCAGCAGCTCGACAATAACGACAATGTGAACCTGCCACGGGTTTTACGGTAGGGTCATCAGCTAAATCAACACTTCGCGCAAATCTTGCTTGCCAGTCCCAAATTTCATCAATTGTATAGACTTGAGTTCTAATGGGACCATTAATGTGATCAGCACGTGGTTGAACAACTGTTGTATGAACCTCGTCAACGTCACCCCAAAGGTCGAAAGTATCAAGTGTTGATATTCCATAACCCAACATCTGTTTATTTTCATTGACATCAACAATACCGAAACCGTGTTTATAATCCAGTGTGTGAACAATGCGTTTATCATGAACAATGAACGTTGTATCAGCTGTTCCATAAACATCATTGCGACCTAATGATGTCATGGCTACGCGTTGTTCGAGTAACGGTTTCACCCCGTACTTCAGTGACAGTGAACGCATTAGGTTAACGTCCACTGAAACCGCATCAGCCATATTTACATCTACCACATGATTGTTATGAACATCACCAATACAATCATGTGGAGAAACACCGAATTTAATACAGAATTCACGTAGTTCATGAGCGGCAGTACCTTGTTCTGCTGCCTCGCTAGTCTCTGAGCGAATTCCACGTTGCATACGTATTGATGCTGAACAGGCATTCTCAAACCAGCGACTAGCTGATGAAAAAGCGTAAACACTGTGTGACATTTATTACCCCGCGCAGTATGCAGACCAGTCGTCAAATGCTGATTCAAGTGACGTGTGAAGTGCTGTTAAGTCAGCAATATCAACTTGACCGATGTGAACACAAACTTCACCAGTTGCGCTACATGTGTACTGAGAAATCCAATCGTTAGCAATTTGAGTTAAATCTTCTTCATCACCTTCAGGTAATTCAAGTTCAGCAAGTGAATCGATTACGTTACGACATAATTCAATTGCATTTAACCATTGCGTACATTTCATTAGTACATTCTGGAAATCATCAGTGTGAAGTTCATCGAGATCGTCAATACCATCAGGTAGCACAACAGAAAGGATTTTATCGTAATCAACTGCGTTATCTTTATTTAGTGCGTTGATTGCCTTAGCGATTTTAACCTTACCTTCGTTTGCAGGTGTTGACTTAGCAAGTTCAGCACCAGTTGGTTTACCGCCAGGTTTAGCAGGTTTATTACCGCCAGGTTTAGATGTTGATTCGATTAATGTCGGTACACCATCGATAAGTTCATGGGTAAGTGCTTCAAGGCCATGTTCATCAATCCATGCACCTTCGATTTCAATAAACAATTTAGGTGACACACCGCGTTTTTTAGCAAAGTCACCATTGGTGTTAACTTTAGGGATGTCGTTTTTATCGTCATCTTTAGTTTGACCGTGTATTTCTTCATTGAACGGAATGAAGTATTCTTTGCAGCTAGACAATGCGTAAACAAGAGCACCATCGTCATCAATGAGACCTAACTCAGTGGTGCTGTTACCAGTAGTTTCAGTTATCACATAACCACTTTTAGCTTTAGCATCAGCGATGCAACCTGCCATGCCAGTTTTATCCTGAGCGCGTGAGATTGCTGGGTTTTTAGCAGTACCAACAGCAACACTGTCGAAACCTAAAAGGTTTTCAATGTTTTCCAATTTCTCTAAAATTGGTGCGTTTGCTTCTTGCATTGCTGCAACGATAGCTTGTGCGATTAACGTAATTGCTTTGTCCATTTCACATTCACCTTTTGGTTTGAGATGACCCGTTGTTATCCGATGGAATAGATATTAGGTCATCACATTGTCTGTGTAAAGATTTATTTGAAGAAATCCTTAAAATAAATTATATTGTTCACATTGGTACTAAACATAAGAAGGAAATTTTTAAATGGCAGTAACACTCCGCCCACACCAGGTTATCGCATGTGATGACATAGATAGACTGTTTGACGAGGGTAAAATCAATGTAATCAGTGTCTTACCTACGGGCGCTGGTAAAACATTAGTCAAAGCTGAGTACGCTCGGCGTTCGTACATGAATAACGAACCGTGTATTTTGATTGCACACCGTGACGTACTGCTTGAACAAATCAGTGGTGCATTATGTTTGACTGAAGTACCACATAGTTTTATTTGCAGTGATCAAACACGTGCTGACATTACTAATTTGAACCTGGCTAAGTTCGGTGATTCATGGCACGAGAAAACCAGTAAAATAATTGTGGTTTCAGTGGATACGTTTGCCGCTCGTATTCGTAAAGGGCAGATACCAGAACAACTGCTCAACTCAGTTAAACTGTGGTTGATGGATGAAACACATCACCTAACACAAAACAGTAAGTGGGGTAAGTGTATTGACCTACTGCCTAATGCTCGTGGCCTCGGTGTAACAGCCACACCGATTCGAGGTGATAAAAAAGGTTTAGGTCGTGAGTACGATGGTTATTTTGATGACATGTCAGTGACAACCTGTATGTTCGATTTGATTAAAGATGGTCGATTAACACCATATAAACTGTTTGCACCGACCACACTCGATGTAACAGGTATTAAAGTCACAGCAGGTGGTGATTACAACAACAAAGAATTATCAAAACGTACACGTGAAAACGGTGACATCATTGGTTCAGCCATCGATAACTACACCAATCACATATGGGGTCAACCTGCTATTACGTTCTGTTGTGACATACTCCATGCTGAAGAAACAGCAAAGGCTTTCAACCTGGTAGGTATACCATCTGTAGCTGTGTCATCTAAATCAAAACCATCTGTGCGTAAACAGGCTATCGATGATTTACGTAATGGTCGATTGTGGAATCTGATTAACGTTGACTTGTTCGGTGAAGGTTTCGATGCACCTGCTGTCATCGGTGTGTTTATGTTACGTAAAACAGAATCATACTCACTGTATAAGCAGCAGTTCGGTCGTTGTCTTCGTCCTGCTGATGGTAAGGTTTACGGTTATGTATTCGACCACGTTGGTAACACGCGTTACATGATGGAACGTTTTGGACTGATGACACCACATGACGATCCTGAATGGACACTCGAACGCACTGCTCGTAAATCGTCATCAGGTCACATGGAATGTCCAAACTGTGAACATCAAGGTCCTGTTGATAGCACTAAAACCACTGTTGGTTTTAAACAGGATAATGGTCGTCTTCAGTGTCCTGAATGTGGTGAATTCATTAATGTTGTTATCAATCTCGAAACAATGAACTGTGCTGAGTGTGATTATCATGGACCCGTTAAAACGGTTTATAATAAACTCAATCCTAATGAAATCGAATTACCTGGATTTCTACAACCTGACGGTCATTTAGTTTGTCCAGATGAAGACTGTCAGCATGATCATACACCTGAAGAACAGGAGGAGGTGAAACAGGACGAACAGAAACGTAAAAAGAAAAAAGTAAAATTGATTGAAATTACCATCGATGTAATTGAAGCACTGGTTGCTGAACGTGACCGTATAGATAAACCGTTATCCGAATTAGACGTAGGAGTAGTTCACCACAGTCGTCATCGTGCATCTGTACTGAATCAACATGTTAACAGACAGAATGCACAGGATGTGCTTAGACACTCAATGCAACGATGGTTTCACAATCAGTATAAACAAACAGGTTATGGTGTTCAGACATTACGTGATGAATTCCATATTAAATTCAATCTACATTACATGAAAGCTCAGACACTATCTGTGCGTGAAGCAAATGAACTAACGGAGAAAATACAAAATGACTTACGACAGCGCATTGCTGTACAGTAAGGCTGTTAAACCTTATAAATGGTTAATTAAAAATCTGACAGTCACACGTGATGGATGTTATGGAATAACCTGGATCAAGTTCGTTGCTGAACCAGGTTATGAAGATGGTGTGATGGTCAATGATGTGACCATCGTTTTTACTGAAAGGAAATAATTAAATGAAAGTAATTCTCGACGCTGGACATGGTGGTGTGATTAATGGTGTATATCAAACACCTGGTAAACGTTCACCTATTTGGGGTGATGGGTCACAGTTATTTGAAGGTCAATTTAATCGTCGTGTTGTAATTGGTATTGCTACTCATTTGAATGAACTGGGTATTGAGTATCATATTTTGGTTCCAGGTCAACATGATGTCTCACTTGCTGATCGTGTTAAAATGGCTAATGAGTATCATCGTAATAACGGTGGTGACACATTACTTGTCAGTGTGCATGGTAATGCAGGTGGTGGTAAAGGTTTTGAAGTTTATACTTATTACGGTGAAAGTCGTTCAGATAAATACGCCACTGAATTCACTAAGGCTTTTTCTAATGAATTCCCTAACATGAATTTACGTTGTGATTTTGCAGATGGTGATTCAGATAAAGAAGCAAACTTCTTTATGTTGCGCAAGACTGCAATGCCTGCTGTATTAACTGAAAACTTTTTCATGGACACAGAAAGTGATTGTAAGATAATGATGTCTCAAGGTGGTGTTAACCAGATCATCATTTATCACGTTAAAGCAATTCAGGAGATAGTGAAAACATATGAGCGGAGTTAAGTCACGTAAGTTGTGGGTTACGATTTTAGTTTTCATTGTTGTTACCACGTTGTTGTGTATAGACAAACTGAACAGTCAGCAGTATATCGACTTTGCTCAATGGCTTATGGTTGTTTATGTAGGTGGTAACGTTGGTTCCAAACTGACACGTAAAGAGGTGAAGGGTGATGGAATGGGTTAGCTTAACAATAGCAATACTAGCAATAGCACTGTGGTTACGCGGTTCACACCATAAGCGTAAACGGGTTAAATCTGAACGTGCTGTTGTGTTCGAACGTAATCGAGCAGCATCAGCGGAACAACAAATAAAACATATAAAAAAAATTAACGAGGTGGCAAATGAACGTATTAAACGTGATTCGAGGATTGACGAAATCAGTCGTGGTGGTCGCACTGACATCGGTGGTGATGGGGTGTTCGACGGCACAGCAGATACTAACGGTAAAACCGATATGTGAACCCTCCCCACGGCCTAACATCGAATTGATCGTCACTGATGAACTACAATGTGTAAGTGATGACACGTATCGTAAGATTAAGGCCATGCAGTTAAAACTACTTTCTTGGGGCTTAGCGAATGAAGGAGTGTTGAATAGTATTTGCGATGACGAGTAAGGAGGTGATCAGTGCATGATGGAAAACCTGGTATTACGTCCAGGTTTTTTTTTATTTAACTTCCTCACTGTGCCACTGTTTGTGACTGGCGTTAATCCATGCGATGAAATCAGCTAACTTAGCAGGGTCATCACCGTATAGACGAAATGCATCGTTTAATGCATCCTGACGTGCTGTTGATTTCCTTACCATTGACGAATCACCTCACCTAAAGCTGGTAAACCGAATATCAGTAACAATAATAAAATAATCTGTAGTTCTTGTTTCATGAGTTTGGTTCCTTAAACAGTTTACGATTAATAATAAATGGGTTAGGTGCCACATGTGAACAATCAATCAACTTCTTATTACGATAACTCAGTGATGATTGCTTAATAGCTTTATCTACTCGTTTCGTCATAATTTTCGGTACTGTCCAGTTCCTATCTGATGATTTATCATAAATCTTTTGTGTACGATTTACAACACCTGAAATAAAAAAAAGGCCAGTAAATTAATACTGACCTTCAGGTTTATTTTAATCGTCGCTGTTGTTCTATCGCTAATGTCTTATCTAACTTTATTAACAGCTTGTTGTTTTCTTCAAGATTTCGGGTAAAACCGCCAATCATGTTCATCATTTGACTGTAATCACGCTTAATCAATTCACGTTCAGTCTTGGCTTCCATAATTTTTCGATAGTTGGAGTTAGTGTAACCTTCTAACTTATCCAGACGGACATTGACTTCACTATCTGTTTTACCATGAGTTACATCAAAATTATCTATTTTATAACTTGTTACAGATACCATAGCGACCATTCCTACTGTTGTCACTATGATAGGCCACCACTTTACAATTATTTCACCAGGCATTGTTATTACCTCATTGTTTTAACTGAGGTAATATACATGTAATAAATTATTAATGGAATACAGAATTTAATAACTGTTGTGTGTTGTTTGTTTTTACAATTGTAACAGGTTTAGGTTTACGTTTGGTTTTGAAATTAACACCAATTCGCTCACAGTTTTTACGCATGGTTGTTTCTTTAATTTCACACTTGAATTTATCAGCAAGTTCACGTGCGCTTAAATCACAATTCATATCGTCATCACAGTGTTTCATGATGAATTTATTCAGGTCATTGATCATCAATTTGTTGTACTTAGATTCATCAATCCATGTAACACGGAGATGACGACGACCTTCTATTTTCATCGTTTCAACACCGATGAACTTACAACGTAATAATGTTTCTACAGCGTTACATGCAATCTGTTTTGTAACATTAAAACGATTTTTAATGTGTTCATACGTGAACGACAGATTGTTTTTTCTCGCCCATCGTGCAATATCTAATGCATTCATGATAATGACCTCACAAAAACAGCAAGTTGACCGAATTCCTCACAGTGATGTACTAACACTACGAAATCACCATCACGTTCAGGTGTTAAATACTCACTACCGAATTCTTCAGCAGGACGGAAGTAAGGTGTAGACAATTTATTAAATAAACACCAGTCACCAAATTCATTTTCATTATTGAAATGAGGGTAATGTGGGTGTCGCCAGGTGTAGTTTTCATCCAGTTCATAATGAACCACTGGTTGTATTGTGGTTGGTGTTGGCACCTGCATGACATTAATACCTAATGAACGTGCGTAATCGCACACTTCAGCACTGTCATCGACCCACAGTGTTATTTCATCTTTATTTTCATCAATGTACGCTTTTTTATATTCAAACGGTGAACGGTTGTCATCGTCTGCACCTTCCTGGATGTAATCACAAACAGGTAGAATGTTATCCATCAACCACTGTTCGGTTCCAAAGCGTGAACGTGTCACGATGTGAACATATTCAAACGAACGACAAAGTGTATCGTACAAATCAGCTACACGAGGAATGACAGTACCATGCTGGTTGACCCAACGTTGCCAGTTATCCCAGTTGGTGTTTACCGTTACATCAGCAGGTATAGTATGCTGACAGCCATTGTTATTACGCAGAGTTTCATCTAAATCAAATACAATCATTTACTTTCACCTTTTAGAGATTCACAATTACAAACACCTATTAATTGTATGGTCAAACCATTAAAACCATACAAACTTGTTATACTTGATTTTTCAACCACTATTAGTTTTTTTCTGTGTACAATTGAAACAGTGTTTTCACATATACTGTTCAAAACACCGATTCGACTTGAAAAACTGAAATTACTACCACTTCCTGTTCTATGAATAAAATTTACTTTGTCACCAGTGGACAAAGTAATGTCAACTTATTTGGACTTACTACAATTTTTACATAAATCACGAGAGAATGATTTAACAGTCATTGTACTCATTTACTTTCACCTTCAAATGCTTGGATTGTTTGTTGAATTAATTCCCACATTTTATATGACATGCTTACATCAACAATACCACCTGGGAATTCACCAGGTTTACTCTTAACAATCATGTCATCGTTAAATAACGCTTCGACTAATTTCTTACCCATCGTTGGTTTCCATAATGTTGTATGGGACCGTGACGCCTGGTTCTTACCTTGTGATTTGGCTTTTTCGATTGCTTCATCGACAGCCTTTTCACCTTGCTTACGACATAACTCAATAGCCAGTGATGCAGTGATTTCACCCGAATCAATGCGACGTGTAATCGATTCAGGGAGCATCGCTACACTTAGGTGCAACTGGACATCGGCTTTACTTCGATTGACGATGACAGCGATTTCATCGTTGGTTTTACCTTCAGATTGAATACGCTGATAAGCCTTACCGCGTTCAAGTGATGTAAGTGGTACACCTTCAGATGATTTACACATCAATGCCACTTGTTCAACACGTGTTCGAGCTTTGGTTTCCTTACACTCAATACGGGTAATGTCACAACCGTAATTCTCGTTAGCATATAGTGCAGAGTGATAACGACGATGACCATCAACTAACTTAAAGGTGCCATCTTCTTGAGACTCAACTAACAGTGCAGGAAGGTCCTCACCATTACGCCAAGCTGTAGCCGTCTTAATGATGTTTTCTTCGTTATGAGAACGAACGTTAAAACCTTGTTCTTCAAAGATACGATCAAGTGGGACCATGAACGTTTTGTTGACAGTAATACCGTCACGCAATGATGTATCTTTATAAATCTGACCTAATGTCGCCACGAGAATTACTCCAGTTTTTTTCGATAGATTTATAATAAATCATTATAAAGATTACTTCAATAAAAAGGTCACTATTTTAAGTAGTGACCTCGATTAATTATAGTTAGTTAATATTCAACACCGCACATCGGACAGAATTTCATAATTATATTATGTTGAATTGTTGTTTCTCTGACCATAGGTTCTAGATTTTTCTTTACACCTCGATATTTAGTTTCAATCACTAAAGGTATAGGGGAGGTGCTAACTTTACCAAATGAGTAAAAATAACCCACCCAATTAGAGCGTAATGTTTCAGGTAAATGTGGTGTTTCAGACATTTCAGGTGTTATATATTTTTCAATAACTGAATCCATTGTTTCAGTTAGACAATTGCATGTCATAATTATATCCTTTCACTCGATTAATATTAAATTTTAGATAACACGAAAACGTTGATACTTTTTTCACTTTCACTACCATCATCATGGAACCAACGATCTGATGACTCTGAATAACACAACACTGAGAACAGTGAAGCCTGGTTTGATGTACGACGGTATGTGTTATATAAACCTGATGGTTGTTTACCCGAATGAGGACATACACCTTTATATAATTGTTCACTTACTGATTTACCATGACATCGTGGGATTACAGTTATAATCGACTGATTACTGCTGAGATCAACGAATGCGTTAATTGCACCAGTGATACACTGTACACATACGTTATCAGTTTGACGGAATGCTGATGCCATTGTGATTGGTCCATCTGTTTCAGCACCACAGAACGTTGCTGTTCCAACACCGTTAATATCCATAATGTGTTTCATAATTATAGTGCCTCTTTCACTTTATAATTGATATATAAACGATCTAATGTATCAATTTGATGTTGCCAATATGAACCTTCAATTGAAGGTTTTTCATGATCACGTGCAATTTTACATGCTGCACGAAAATCATGGTGATGGGTGATGTAATCAGATTGCATGAACTCAGTCATCGTGTTTTCACCGTTGGCACCTTTATTTGCTGGTACAACAGTCAATCGATTAATTCGAGATTTCAAGTCGTAAATCTCAGCGTCAGATTCACATATGATTTCGATAGCAGTTAATACAGCTTGCTCTAAAAGTGGTTTAGATACATCGACGATACCTAATTTAAGACCTGCTGCAATCGCTGTTAACGATTCAACCTGCTCGTTCGTTACTGACATATTATTTAATCTCCATTGAGGCAATACAGGTTTTACGAGTGCTGACATTATATTCAGCGATGGCGATACTTTTATAACGTGGTGTGGATTCAATCTGCTTCATGTAGGCGTTGACCACAATAACCTCAATAAGTGATTTCAATTTAACGTCAACCGCTTTGGTTTCCATCATTTCCACGTGTTTTAAAATTGAAACACCATTCTGACGGTCTTTCATTACTGAAGCAGCGAAGTTACCCATTGCATTACAGTACGCAATTTCAGCACGAGTTAGCTCTGTTGCTTGAGCTGTTGGTAATAACGATAAACTTAAAACTACAGCGGTGATTAACTTTTTCATTGTGAACTCCTTCTCTAATTAATTATTATAATAAATCTTTCGGAATGATTATGCAATGTACAACTCAGGTTTATTTATTACTTTTTCACATTCGTCTAACATCACCATCACCATTTCGTGAGCAGGTGACATATTCACATAACCGATCATCATAGACGGCTTGCTAGCGTGTGATTTGTGAATGAACACACCACCTGTATTATTATCAACGAAACGCTTACCACGCTTATCCCAGGCTTCATTAATGTCAGTGAACACTACACACAGTTTTAATCGCTCATACGTGCTTACCACATCAACGACTTCATCTTTCTTGGTTTCAGGCTTTGTATCGCTGTGCATGTTTTCACACATACACTTAATGGCACTGATGCAGAACGTGTACACATTAGCTGATTGACGACGCTGACCTGTTTTCTTGCAGATGAAACCAGTGTGGGTGACGTGGATGGCACCCGACTTAACTAACACCTGTACGTGATATTTAACAGTACGCTCAGAAAGGCCAGTTAATTCAGCTATGCGTGAGTAACTTACTTTTGATTGGTATGTACGGTTAGTGAAGTCACAACGACTAGCAATCGCTTTGAACGTGTTCTGAACTGAATCAATCACATCAAGTGAGACTGATGCAGCCATAAGTTGTTTATGAGTATAAATCTGGAAAGACATAACTTCAGTCTCATTGGTTACTGGTGATGCTAAGATAATAAATCTTTATAAAGAAACATTCAAGATCTTATTGTTATTTGATTGGGTTATTTGAGTATTCTACGTGTGCAAGGTGAGGGTGAAGTGTGACAGGTATAAAAAAACCTGGACGTAATGCCAGGCTATGAGGGTGAACCGGTATTATTTGAATACTCCACTTTCTTTAAGAAATTTTGCATCGTTGAACTGATATATATCAACACCTGATTGTGCAATTCTTCTCATTATTGAAATTAACCACATTGACGCTGATCGTTTGCAATCCAAATCATTGTCTCGAAAGTAATGGTGTTCTTTTGGATTCTCCATATTAGGATAATGATAGCAAGTAGAACTATAACACTCACCTAGTTTTTTAACTTGCTTTACCACTTCACCTTTAATCACTCTTATTATGTAACGCTTACCAAATGGATGTACCTCCCACAGTTGCCAACCGTAAGGGATTTCACTCACCTGAAGTAAACCAGGTGGTGTTAGATAAACTCTTTCTGTACCAATACCTTTAACTTCACCATTTCGCCACGGTTTCTTTTTATCAGCAAAGAAATCCGAACGACTAACTTTTACTTCAATAACCACAACATCATTAAGGTGTTTCATTGCCATGACATCAGGTTGTTCACCAACATTTAATGATCGCATGTTGGCCCATGTCATCAAGTAACCTTTCTTTCTCATTTTATCAGCAGCAAACTCTGCTATTTCATCATGACTTAAACTGATCATCACTTAATATCCTCAATCGTTAATCCAAAAGGTTTCAATCGCAAGTTAATATAAACGGTACTACGTGGACCAAGGTTTACACCGTTCAGTATGAAATCACCTGTGCTATCCACCGCTGAGGGTTTGGTTCCGACTGTGACCAGGCCACCTTTAAATGATACAGGACGGTGAAACTTTGAAATCAATGTACGGAAGTATGTTGATCGCCACTTATAACACATGTCTTTAGGTGGTTCATATGCGACACCTTCAGTTAGCGTAGAAAGCCACTCATGGACTTGTGCCATCTTAGATAGACCTTTGCCCTCGACTACAGTAACTGTAATTGTCTTATTCGTTTCACGACGTTTCAGGGACACTTTCAAACCCTTTTTCTCAGCATGTCGCAATATTGCAGCTTGAAACTTACTAACTGTACCCCTTGAGTAGTCGATTTCTTTGCTATCACCGATTCTGCTGATTCCACTCAACAATTCACCATAGTTGATTCGGTCCAACTCTGTTTTCTTGGTTATCGTCCACACGTTTTGATTAAGACTCAAACTGACCACAATGTTCAAATTTGCTGCAACTCGATACAACGTTGTTTTCTCACTGTCAGGTTTGAACATTGAATAAACATACGTGATGTCATTTTCAACAGCTCCATCGTTGATGAACTCCTTGATGACGTTGGTGGCATAACGCATGAATGAATTTGGTTTAGCCACGACAGCGTTCATTTTTAATTCTTCACCGTTTTTGATCAACGTCACTTCGTTGACTGCATATTTCTTCATGTCTAAACCAACAATTGATTCTACGGCGACAAAGAAACCGTCACCAGGTGCTAATGATTCAATTCTGTCAATTTGTACGTAATCCATATAAAAAACCCCTATTAATCCGTAGTAACTGCAACTTGCACACCAATTATACATGTGAAACGTATATGAACCAAGTGTTGATTGACTGTATAACACATATTATAGAATTTTAATGTTTTTTTTTCATTTTCTAAGGAGGCATATATTACAATCTATTTATATATGCCTCCTTACTATTTGAAAAAAAAACATTAAAATTCTATAAGTAGTAGTATATAGATACTAAGTATATGATTATTAAAACTATAACCTGTATAATCGATGTGCAAAGTCCAGTTACAAAAAGTTAATACATATTGTCTTATGTACACTCCATAACAAATGAACTAAAATAAATTGGTTCACATAAACGAGAAGGTTGAAAAATATGAAAGTAACCAAAGAAGAAATCATTGCTGAAATCCAATTAAAATCAGTGAATGGGTTCTGTAAACGTAAAGATATTAAACGTAGTTTCTGTAGAGGTCGTCCATTCACTACATTCTGGCAAGCATGTGAAGCAGCAGGAGTGAAACCATCTTCTAAAATAAATAAGTGTCAATGTGTAGTGGAAAAATGCTTCCGTGAAGGTGATGTGAAAAGAAATAATATGTGCTATATGCACAATGTAATGTTAGAATCAGGCCGTAAATTAACTCTAAGGAACGAAAATAATGGCGACTAAACCGAATAAACCAACTAAACCAAACACACAATTGGTTCAAGAAGACGAACACACAGTGGTACTAACTGAAGCACCTGTGAAGCGTTTCACAATGGATGATGAACTACCTCGTATTTTTGATGTTGTGAATAAGAAAGGTGAATTGTTCACAGTCAATAAAGCAACATTTCTTAAAAATCAGCATGAGCTAACCATTGCTTAAGAAACAATGTACATACGGTGGTTGCAAGGCCACCGTGGATGCCAATGCAGAACAACCTCGCTGTGAGAAGCATCAGTACGTACATCAAGAAAAGAAGGTTTTTCACTCCCATCAAATGCATCGTGAACGTTACTTCTATGGAACATCTGAATGGAAGAAACTTCGTAACCAGTACATGCAACATAACCCATTCTGTGAACTCTGTGATAAGCGTGGTGTAGTAGAAGCAGGCCACACAGTAGACCACATCAAAGAAATACAAGATGGTGGTGAGAAATTAGAATGGAGTAACTTACAGACACTATGTGAACCATGCCATAAGATTAAGACAGGACAAGAAGTACGCAAGAGAGAGCGACGAAAGAAAAACAATGGTTTTGATAATATCAGTGACCATTAATTGACAGCCTATCACAATGGATAGGCTTTTTTTTATCTATAACCACATCACCACCACATTACCACCACACACATCAACGTGACACCTAAGTTCATAATATATAATTCTTTTATATTAATTTATTCTACATCAACGTGTACCAGGGGGGAGGTATTGGGGGATGTGCCACGTCTGCGTGACCTGCGTCCTCCTCTCTTTTACGTGAATTGCTGTTTTGAGGTTATTCACCCACTAACTGAACTAGTTTGATATTGGTTCTACGACAACGTATACGTCAGCGTAGAATTGCTATTGGGGTCGTATATAATTATTGAAAGTAGAATTATTGGAGGTGTGATTTTTTTTTACTTTCCCCCACATTGATGTGGTATGCTTATGTCAACGTAGTGAATGGAGGTATTGATTATGAGGTTAGTTCAAGATTGGGGAATTAATGACATGTCACGTGGTACAGTGTTTGTGAATGGTAAACCTATTAAGTCGTACAGTGTTTGGAATTCTATGATTACCCGTTGTCATTCAGCTAAACAGTTGATGAAAGACCCAACTTACAAAGGTGTAAAAATTCATCCAAGTTGGAAGTATTTTAGTAATTTTAAACGTTGGTTCGATGTGAATTATATAGAAGGTTTCTCATTAGATAAAGATCTATTAATTCAAGGGTCTAAACGTTACTCACCTGCAACGTGTACGTTTGTTCCACAATCATTGAATGCGTTATTCACAGACAGTGCAGCAATAAGAGGTTTATATCCAATTGGGGTGTCATGGCACAAAAGAGATTGCCACTTCAGATGTCACCTCAATGAAAACGGTAAAAGAAAACACATTGGTAGTTACCATACTGTTGAAGAAGCATCAGTAGCGTACCAAATTGCTAAACGTGAATACGTATTATCTGAGATGGAACGCTACCGTGTTGAGTACCCAGATAATGAAAAACTAATGATGTTAATTGACGTGGTCGAGGATAGATGGTTATGAGTAAGTCTTTGCGCAATAACCCCCCAAAAGAGGTTGTTGATTTCATGAAGCCGCTTGCAGTATTGAAATACCGTGAATTGTATGATGATATTACTGAAAACGGTATGAAGCTAAGTTATCAACACCGCCACGCACTCGGTGAGCTAGCAATCACGATGGTTGAAGTCAATTATCTACGTCAATGCCTGTTGCGTGATGGTGACATGATTGAAATGCAGGGTGATCGAAACATCATCAAAAAACGTAACCCTGCACGTGAAACATTGGAGAAAATCAGACCTGGACTATTACGTATGCTTAAAGAATTTAAGTTAACACCATCATCGTCACCTACGGCACACGGTCCAGAATCGCAGGGTGAAAATGTCGATGGATTCAATGATATTTAATCGTTATCATAGGAACCAATCAATTCCGAAAATAAGGAAAACATTAAATGATGTGTAAATTAACTGTGAAGATACAATGCGTTGGTTCACTTTGCCAGCATAACTGGTTGTCAGATTGACTCAGAGAAAGTCGGCAAATTCTTAGTGAAACATTCAACAATGAAGGTGATTAAATGAAATACCCACTAATACCAAAGGCAACACCTTGTTCACATAATAAATCGCTGATGGATTACCTTCAGTGTTACAGTCTTGAGTTCTATAAGTTAAATCGTAGAACTGCTAGTGTGTCTGAACTTCAATTAGCAAAAGAGCAATATCTTACGATTAAAGACATGTCTAAGACCACAAATAAACCTGAAAAAGTAGAAGGGTTAGGTATTGATTGGAGAAATTAACATTGACATAACTCACTGATTCACCGTATCATAGGAACTAATCAATTCCGAAAATAACGGTGTTTTAATGAGAACAACTGGCTCACTTACCGAATTGACTGACCAAGAATTAGAAACCTTGGTCAGTCTTTTTCGTTTAAGTGATAATATGAAAGATGCATTACGTGATTGTCAACGTAAAGGAATCAGCATGGTTCTATCAGCATCATTGAACGATGTTACTGATCGCGGTTTACGTAAAGCCAAAAAATTAATCATGGAGAAACACTTTAAGATTCAGAGAGGTTACAAACGTGATTGATTATACCAAGCATGGTGTGAGTGATGCATTCTTAGCGCATTACGAGTATTCACACCTGATACCATTACAGCAGGATTGGCAATGGTGCCACAAGTATTGCTACGACATTCTAAAGGGTAACATACCTTCATGTAAGAAAATGCAATGGGCCGCACTGCGACACTTTAAAGACCTTCAGCGTGATGACATTTACTTCGACGAAAAGGCTGCTGCATCAATCGTACTTTGGTTTAAATTTTGCCCGATAGTCAAAGGTCCTAAATCTGGTACACCTATGATACTGGACCCATCACAGATATTTTTGTCAGTGTCGTTAATGGCGTGGAAATGGGCCACAGATGAATTTGAATACGATGAAGACACTGGTGTTGACATGCAAACACGTTTTGCACACAAACGTCGATACAACCAGATTTATAGTCAGGTAAGTCGTAAGTACGGTAAGACCAGTTGGTGTGCTGGCATCATGCTTTACCTGATGCACAAATATGAATATGGTCCACGTGTATTCTCATTGGCAACAAAGAAAGACCAGGCTAAAGAAGTCTGGAACGTAGCCAAGAAAATGATCCACCTGTCACCACGATTACGTTCGATATTCAACCCACGTGCTAATGATATTTTACTACCTGCTAAAGAAGGTGAGTTTAAAGCATTGGCCTCTGATTCAAACTCACTCGATGGACTTGACCCAATGGCAGCATGTCTCGACGAGTGCCATGCAATTAAAGACCGAAATCTATATGGTGTTTTAATCTCTGCATTTGGTTCCAATGAAGGTGGTGAATTCCTGTTTGCGGTGATTACTACAGCAGGATTTATATTAAATGGTCTGTGTACCGACTTATATAAAAATGGTACAGCAGTGCTTGACCCTGAAAACCTTGCTGAACAGGATAACTATTTTTACGCTATATTCGAGATTGACAAAGGTGATGATTGGACCGACCAGAAAGCGTGGTTTAAATCTAACCCTGGATTAGTTTATGGACGACCATCAATTAAATACATGCGTGACCGTTTAATTGAAGCAAGCATGTCGGTTGAGGAAAAAGGCAATTTCCTCACTAAGCACTGTAACATTTTCGTGTCAGGTACAGATAAATGGCTCGACATGGATGAAGTACGTGAAAACCTATTCACTGGTATTGTGTATGAAGAACGTAAGGATGATGAATGTGCATTGGGTGTGGACCGTTCACAACTGCATGACTTAACATCATTCGCATTGACATTCCCAACATCTAATGGTGGTGTCGATACGTATATTAAATCGTTATTACCTCGTCACTCGTTCAATCAAGCTGGTGACTATCTGAAAGAGATTTATCGTAAAGCAATTGATCATGGTGACTTACAATTAGTAGAGACTGTCACAATACGTGATGAACAAGTTGAAGAAATGATCAGGTGGTTGTATTCACAGTATAGCGGTTTGAGTGTGACGTACTATGACCCGTATAAAATGCGTGTACCGTGTGAAAACCTTTCTAACACATTCGACATGGTTGCAGTGTCTCAGAGTGTCGGTAACTTGTCAGAGGCTCAGAAAACGTGTGAGGGACTGATTAAGGAAGGTAAATTACGCTATGATGCTGTAATGTTTGAATATGCGTGTGAATGTGCTATGTACACATTGAATAAAAAGGATAATATGGATGTGTGGCGTGAAAACCCAAAGGTTGATAAAATAGACCCACTCAAGGCCGTTATATTTGCATTAGCTGGTGTAACCCTATTTAAAGACGATTATAACCCATACGAAGAACGAGGATTATTGTCATTATGAAGTTTAAAGATTTCCTCCCTGTTAGTGACAATAAAACATCACAAACATCTATTGCTATTTCATACAGTCATAACAGTAATGTCAGTTATGGAGGTGTGAAATCAACACCTCCATATACACCGTCAATAGGTAGTATCACTATCGACATGTTGGCTAAAAACAGCACAGTTATAACACAGACTGATTCACTTAAAATCGATACGTTTTATAACTGTGTACGTGATAAGGCTGAAACCATTGGTAGTATACCGTTTAAATTACGTAAGTTCGTTGACGGTAATAGAACTCTGGTTGAATCTGGACGTGAACACCGTATTTTCACACAGCGACCTAATGATTACATGACATGGCAGGGAATGAACGAAATGATCATTGTCACTATGGAAACGTGCGGTGTATTTTACGCATATAAGAATTATAATCGTCGTGGTAATTTAGCTGAAATCATACCGTTTGCTAATCAGTCAGGTGTTTCACCAAACATGGACGTATACGGTAACGTTTATTACACCTATGTAACTAACTCAGGTGACATCGTAGTTTCACGTCCTGACGATTTAATGATTGTATCTCTGTTCAGCCTCGATGGGTTTCGTGCTGTTCGCCCTATTGCGTTACAGGTTGATTTATTAGGTTTGGCTAAGGTTCAGGAAGAAAGTTATTCAGAATTGCAGAAAAACGGCATTACTAGCCAAATGGCGTTATGTACTGAAAGTGTATTTAAAAATAATGATGCCGCTGCACGATTGAAAGAAGATTGGAAAAAATTTCGTGGCCCTCAAGGTCGTGGTGAAATTCCACTATTTGAAAATGGATTGAAGCCGATTAACTTGAACTTAACACCTCAAGAAATGGACTTGTTAAATCAGCGTCAATTTACGGTTGAACGTATTCACGCCATGACACGTGTACCAGCACACCGAACAGGTGTTAATGTTAAATCATCAGATAAAATTTTCGAGTTAGATGAAGCGTATTTACGTAATTCATGTAACCCATCAATGAAAAAAATTGAATTCGCAATTAATCAAATGCTACCTGCTAACTACATGATAGAATTTGAGCGTAATTCATTCTATGCTGGTTCACCGTGGCGACTTGTTGATTCAATTGATAAAGCCATTAAGTGTGGTGTTAAATCAGTCAATGAAGGTCGTCGTGACATGGGTATGGAGCCTATCGAGGGTGGTGATGTTTTCGTTATTCAATCTAATAATGCCGTGTATGGACGTTGGGACCAATTACCTGACATTCGTGAACAAATTAACGGTCAGGGTTCATCGACAGCCGTGACGGAGGAATCAAGCAATGACGCATAAGAAGTCCAACGCTAACGCAACAATAAATAATTTCAAGATCAAATCAAAAGGTGATATGTCGTTTACTTGTTACGGTAATGTCAAGGGTAACATTGACCACGCACTTGATCGTACTTTAAATGGTGCATATCAGGACAGTATTGATGAGCACATGAAAAACGGAACCATGCCTAAGATGTTCTGGAATCATGATAGTTGGTTGCCACCTGTAGGTACGTGGACTAAGATGGAGGAAGATGAACACGGTCTGTTGATGGAAGGTCGAATGCTCGACACAAACCGTGGTGTTGAGTTATACAATTGTATGAAGGCTGGTGCTGTCGATTCTTTTTCAATTGGATATTATATAATTGAGGAAAAATGGAATTCAGGTGGTTGGAATGACCTGATTAAACTCGATATTGTTGAAACAAGTATTTGTAATTTTGCATGTAATGAATTATCAACACTGCAAGATATTAAGTCAGCATTACATGATGGTCGTACACTGTCTAAAGCTGACTTACGTCACCTGTTGCAAGCTGGTGAATTTGGATTATCAAAACGTGAAGTTGATAAGATCACAATGTTCTATCAGCCTGAACAGAAAAACGATGAAGATTGGGTTCAAGACATTGGTGAAATGTTTGCTAATTCAAGTTTTTGCAAGTAAACTGTCAGAAATTGTGTGGATACACGGTTAAACGTTTGGATAAACGTACACCTCAACGATAACTTAGAGAATAATTACTATGGCTACTAAAACGTTAGCACTTGAAGAAATTGGTGAATTGGTCCAGAAAGCCAGTGCCAATTTTGATGCACAAGTTAAAGAAAACGAAAAGATCGCAACTCAACTTAAAGCGCAAACCACATTGTTTGAAGGTCTAAAAGCTGATCTTGAAAAAATCAAAGAATGCGGTGATGGTGACGAAATTAAGAAACTTCGTGAAGACATGGAAGAAGCACTTAATGAAATGGCTGACATTGAAGCTAAATTCCGTAATCCTGCTGGTGCCATCACTGACGAACAACAAAAAACAGCATTGAAATCTATTGCAGTTAAAGCCGTTGGTGCGTTCGTTAAGACTAAATCACAAAGTACAAATTTCTTTGAGTTCGTGAAAAGCCATGCAACTGAACAATGTAAAACACTCAACATCACCACACCAGCAGACGGCGGTTTGGCTGTAGCTGAAACACTGGACCGTGATGTAATGACTTATGCACGTGATTTCAGTCCTATTCTGTCTCAGGTTGGTTACAAAGCATCAATGACGCGTAACTATCGTCAATTGCTGATTAACACTTACCCTGGTGTAGCTCAAGGTATCGAAAACGTTGCTGGTACTAAACCTGCTGAAACATCAACTCAAACTTACATCGAAGTTAAATCGAAAGAGTTCAAGTTGTACGCTGAACCACGCATCACTAACGAAGCATTGTATGGTACTGACATCGATGTTTACGGTGATCTGATTGTTCTGTTAGGTGAACAGATTGCAATTTACCTCGCTGCTCAAATCCTATATGGTGATGGTCAGGATAAAAACGCACGTGGTATTCTTTCATCTAACCGTGTTGACATCACTGATGAAACAGGTAAATCATGGCTACCAACATTAACACCAACTGGTGCTGATGCTCGTCCTGCTGATTATTACCCTGCTGTTGCAACAGGTGTTAGCGGTTCACTGGGTACATCTGATAAGTTGATTGTAGATTGGGTCATTAAGACAATGGCTAAACTACCGTCACGATACCGTAAGAACGCTAAATGGCACATGAACGAAAACACGAAAACACTGTTTGAGTTGGTTCGTAATGCTGATGACAACCCTATTTTCCGCCCTGATTACATTTCAGGTGAAGGTTTTAAACTTAACGGTAAAGAAGTTGTTATTGATGACACCTATCCTGATCTTGTTGCTGATTCAACGTTTGCAATTTATGGCGATTTAGCCGCTGCATTTGCTTACAATAATGGTGATATTGACCAGATGTTATTGGACCCGTACACATCGAAAGGTAGTCTTATCGTTTACACCGAAAAAGAATTCTTTGAAATGATGCAACGTTCTGATGCAATCTTGGTTTGTGCTGCGACTGCCAACGGTCCTGTTAAACCTGCTTAATAAATCCTAAGTGTCGCCACTTTAGTCAAATGTGCTGACTACAAGACACCGTCATGTTGGCGGTGTCTTTTTTTTGGAGTAATTTTCATGGCTAGTGTTTTTTCGTCGTATGTTAAAGATTCTGACCCTTCAATTATGTTTCCTCTCGAAACAGTTAAAAGGGCATTAAAGGTTTACCATAATGAGGACGATGACGAGATTGAATCGTTAATTCCTGTTGCAATTGATCTATCAGAAAAGTACATGAAACGTTTAATTGGTTCCTCAACAGTTACAGTGGCTTTGGACACAGGTGAATCACCTTTCTTCATGCCATACGGTAACGTTACAACCATTGAAAGTGTTGAAATTGACGGTGTTGAGTCCACTGGTTATACATTCAATATGCACACTCAACGGTTCACTATAAATGTTCCATATAAGGACATAGTTATCGTGTGTAAAGCAGGTTTACTTAATATACCTGCTGCAATAGATAGGGCTGTTAAATTCACTGTATCAACGCTTTACAACTCAGGTCAGGACTTTACAACTGGTGTCACAGTTGTTAGTCTTCCACTGAAGTCTAGTGATATGTTAGAGGGGTATCGTTATTATGTCTCTTAAAATAACACCTGGACGGCTCACAGACGTTATTAATATAAAAACAACATCTGATGATACGGATGATTACGGAAACCCATTACCACCTGTTACGTTGTTTAAAACTCGTGGTGAGGTTGACGTTAAAAGTGGTGACGAATTAACAGGGTATGGTAGCTCACTGACGAGTGAAATAATCAGTGTGCTTATGTACCAGGATTCAAGGATCATGAACGACATGATATTAGGTTGGTTGGAACGTGACTATGACGTTAAACATATCAAACCTATCCGTCATGAACGTTCAATGATCGTCACTGCGGAGATTCGGACTGATGGCGGATACAATTAACATCAACATCGACATAGAAGATGATTGGAAGGAAATAGCATCAGCAGGCAGTTGTTTCGTAACTGCCTCAAAATCTATTGAATACTTGGAATCAACAACCACACCATTGACCACGCTCGTTGGTCATCACCTCAAAACATTTGATTCATTTCAGTTTAAATTCACAGGCGAAAAGCTATTCGCACGTGGTTCCGCTATCGTGATAATCACAGAGGGTTAAAATTATGTTAACTCAATACTGTGGTGACGGTGGTAGTGGAATAAATGTACCTTCAGACCAAATGTTTGTTAATGTGGCAGCGCGTGACGACTTCTTTACATCTAATCCAGAAAAGTTAGTCGAGGGTGCTGAATGTATTGTTTTAACTAATCCACCCGAAGGATTGTATCAAGTTTATACAAGTGGTTCTTGGCAAGATCGTACAGCGGTTGTTGTTGGACCTAAAGGTGATAAGGGTGACAAAGGAGACACTGGCGAAACTGTAAAAATAACATCAGTAGAAAACGAAATAACAGAACGTAAACTGACGACAACGGTTAGTCTAGATGATGGCACTAGCGCAACATCTGAGCCTGTTGACCTACCTGATGGTGGCGTTATTTATGACAATGTATTAGTGCATGAGATCGAGACAACTAACGGTCTTGAGGGTGGGGTTACTCATGACGAAAAATTACTGCTTGCCGTTACAATGTCACAGACAGCGTGGTATTTTGTTGCTGTACCAGTATCATCAGAGCCAAAAGAAATAAAAACAGTGGAACAGTTGGGTATTGATTACGAGTTCACTGGCTCACCAGAATCTCAATCTGTCCAGTTATTTCAAGAGGGATTAGCAGATGGTTCGCAAATAAAGGTATCTGTAAATGGTTATAAATCAACGGATAAACCAGTAAATGTTTTCCAAGAAACACCAGCAGGTACATTCAATTGGCACATAACAACACCGACTGTTTTTATGCTACATAACTCCTATTGGCGCGTTGAAGAATCTAGCCAGCTTGTACACATAAATGGCTCAACAGTTTACGGTACTAACGCCGCAAAAAGCGTTGTATATGGCGTTACCTCTGATCCAACCAGTGATATCACAATGGCGGTTAACAGTGAAGGGGTGTTAGTAATTGGCAGGGGATACACTCCACCAACTGAAACTATCGACATCGCATTCTGGTGGACTGATAATTCAGAGCCGACTCAAGGTGATATTTTAAACGCTATGTCTCAAACTCAGACTGACAATTTAGTCAGCCACACCGACAACTTCTTCAAAGATGATATTCAGAAGCGATCATTAACTGCCAAACGTGATGAAAGCTCATTCAAGTTTGCGTTTTTTGCTTGGCACGCTGGTTTTTTTGAACCTGAGCCAACTAAGGTTGATACTGGATTCGGTGCGCCATCAACGTGGATTCATACAGAGGTTTCAGTTGATGGTGAGATTTATAAAGTCATGACTGTTGAAATAACAAACAACGTAACAGCGCTTGAGGATTACGCGTTAGTTCAGGAGGGTATACTATGAAAACCATAATTGAGCGAATAAACAACGGTACCGCTGAACGACCTCTTAAAGGTCTGTGTGTTGAATCAACACTTTATATATACAACACTAAACAAGAGATTCTTGACGAGCAAGCTGTAAGTAATGGCAGGGTTGCTGGACTGACTGCGTGGGCTAAGGACATCGCTAAATTTATGTCATTTAGTGATGACGGCTCAACGTATGAAGAAAAGGATTTCCCAAGTGGCAGTGGTGATTTAAGTGAGTACGCTAAGTTAAATGAAGATGTTCAATTTCAAACCATTAAATCAAATTATGGTAACGACACTACAAAGCATGGCTTGGAGTTAAAGCAGGACTCCAATCGATGGAATCAGATGATTTTCACTAACAATCTTGTGCTTTGGCAATGGGATAATCCAGACGATGTAACAAAGACTGCAAAAACTAGATTCTTGACGATCGCACAGTCTGGTTTTGATTTTCAGCGATCACCAAAATATCTTGGTGTTAAGTTGGCAACGATTGAAGAGTTGCCCATGGTTAATGTTGACGGTGTTTTACAGAGAATTAAATCAATTTCAACAGGCGAAGGTATTGCACTGAATTATGATGGCGTTACTGGTGATTTGAAATTAACAAATGATGCAAATTATCATGAGTTTAAATCTAAGACGATGTTTGATAATGCAGTGTCGGATACTAACTCGAGCGGAGAAGGCACTCTGTATCAATTTACGGGTGGTGGTTCTGTGTTTTCAATACACAGGCATGAGTTTAATGACGATGGTGTAATTTGGGTGCTTAATTTACAAGATAGCTTGCGCGGTAAATTTGTAAATCTATCAAGTTCAGTTGGCAGCGTGCAGGCCACGTCGTGTGAAGTTCCTGCAAACATGATCGCTAGATTTACTTACTGCAAAGAAGCCAACGCCATAAACATTGAGATGTCATATTTTCGCGGTGATTTAGCTAAATATGTAACAGAGGAGCAGCTTAATGAGGTTGCTCAAACGGAGCTGTTCAAAATGGCATCAGCTACAATGTACGACTATCCAGCAAGTAATTTCGTAATTAAAACAGAGGAATAATAATGACTATTAAATTGAAGGGCGACTCTGGATTAGTCATCGAGAGCGCAGACGGAGCGCAAAGTGTTGATCTCATGTCAAAGCGTGATCAGTTAATTGATGCGATAAATAACATCACAAAACTAACATCACATTTAATTCCATCACTTGACGGGACGATAAATACTGTTGAGGAATCAATCGAGGCTTTAAAGAATGGCACGCTTGCCGTTAACGCTTTCGGTGGGCGAACGATTGTTCGGCACGTTAATGACGGTATTGTAACTGTTTACTTGTGGAATGTTGAAGAGCAAGAGTTACATAAACTCGGTTTGCCTGTTGGAAATTACTATATAGATTTTCATGGTGATAACTATATTCATTTCGACAACAATGGTGATGTGTTTAATTTCAATAAATCATGGTTTATATCTGTAGGCTGTTTAACGATGCATGCAAACGGAGCGTTCCAAACCTTATTTAGCGCAGGTGACAACACTTTCAATTGGTTGGCTGGTGGTGGTAATTACGGTATTTATCTTGATGATCGAGTACCTGTAACACAGGGCGGCTCATCACGTAAAAATACATGGTCTGATCCTGAATTAACACGCGTAATGCTTAACTATGATCACACCACGAAGAATTTAGAATACTGGTTGGGTGCCATGGGTTCAAACCCTACAGTTAAGATTTTAGATATTGAGCAATACCAAGGCGACCCTGCTCAACTTTATGAGACACCTACAGAATTGTGCGTAAGTAAGGCTATGAGTGGCACTGGTGGTGTTCTTGGTGGCATGAATGAATTAATAGCTGGTACTGAATATTTAACTAATGACCGCGTTCAGGCTATTTATTCTGGTGACGGTGTTGACTGGTCATCATATCCAGAGATAACAATTCACGCAGGATTAGGAGAAGGTAACTATCCGAACGTTGATGTAACAGGGACGGTGCTATCAAATGGTATCATGAGTGGCACTGGCAATGCTGACGATTTTGTACCTATAGTATGAGTAACATCATAATTGGTGTTCTAGTTGTACTCATTGCCAGCGTATTAACGTTATACGCTGGCATACCTGGTGCTGTTGAAAACAATACTGCTCACAGGATTGAAAGTGAGAAAAATGACATAGAAATTCTGAAAACTTTGGTTAGAATAGAGGCTAATCAAGCTATTCTACTAAAGGAGTATGATCGTAATGTTAGTCGCTGATTTAGTAATACAATTAGTGAAATCAGTTGTACCAGGTTACAAGGTTTATAATAATTTCGTACCTGAGAATAAATCACCTGCACTTGCTGTATCAAACATCACGTATAGTAATAGTGGTCGTCGTCTAAGTGGCAAGGCATTCGGTAAAGGGTCCATTCACAGAATCAGTGTGGTCACTAAAACTGATGCTGAATCGAAAGATATTGTAAATAAAGTTTTACTGTTGGATAATACAACCACTGATGATTTTCAACGTGTTTATGTTGAGGTCACATCTGTTGAACCGTTTGAAATGTCCACACCGCTTCGTCGTGTGTTTATTGAATTAACAGTCAAGAATAAGTGAGTAGAACATGAGTAGTGAAGACGTACAATTAATTGCAGGTATGGCACTTGAACATGAAGTGATCACTGCTGGTGTTTCAACGTGGGCCGCTATGCCATCTATGACATCATACGGTGGTGTTGGTGAACAGGCTGAAAAGAAAGAGAAAACCAATCTCTCTAATAAGTCTAAGCGTTATGGTGCTGGTATGCAGGATGCACCAGATAAAAACCTGAAAGGCCAGGTAATCCCACCTCAAGAAACAGGTAGTCAATACCTTTCTGATTATATGGCTCAACAGGTGTTCATCAAACGCTGTCGTAACAAAGAAGAATTCAATGTCCGTATCAACTGGCCTGATGGTGAGCAGAATTCATACCTGTTCAAATCACTTGGTTATGAGATTGATGATTCAACGCAAGAAGACTGGAAAATGTTCACTGTCAACGGATCACAGAATACACGTACATTGTGGGCGTGTGACATTGAAGGTGGTTCCACTGTGGCAGCAAATGCAACACTGTCGTTATCACTGAATACAACACCACTTGATTTAGATCGTGGATCAGATGTAATTACGTGGATGTCATCTGATGAAAGTAAGGCTACTGTGGATGAACACGGTGTTGTAAGCGGTATTGCTGCTGGTGAAACAACAATCAGTGGTTTATTCCGTGGTGTAACTGGTTCGGTTGTTGTTACCGTAACCGCATAATTAGAGAATAATAATAATGACAAAGTTAGTTTTTAGTGCGACACCTAAGATTCGTGAATTTGCTATTGAAAAAGATGGCGAAATTATCGATTGTATTGCTCGTCAATTCACCATCAGCGATTTGATTGCTCAGAAACCAATGTTCAATGAAGTCAACACTGATAGTAAATCAGATAATGTCAGTAAGTTCGTTGATTACACTCGTATTCGTTTAGTTACTTGTGTTAAACGTGTCGATACAGGTGAATACATGTGGCCTTCTGTACAGTCGTTTTTAGATGAAGATTACCCATCTGAAATGGTTGTTGCCATTCAAGGTTTGGTTGATGAACTGAACCCATTCCCTAAGTCATCGAAAGGTAATGACAACACAATTAAGTCAAAAAAAAACGTTTAACAACTGATTACAATGAACATCTGATTTATCGTATTTGGCTTGAAACTAAGCGACCACGATTTGAGATTGAAAGCTGGCCTGCTTCCGAACTCTTATGGTGGTCGCTTTATTTGTCTATGGACCCTAAAAAAGTCAAATACACACCACCGAAATCAGATAAACCGATTGATGACGCTGAAGCACTACGTATTGCCAAGGCACGTACCAGGGAGTTATTAGACTAATGGCTAGAGGTGTAATTACATTAACCCAAGGTGGTTTTGAGGGTTGGATAGATGAACTCGAACAGTTGGTAGAGAAGATGCCAGAAATGACACTGAAAGCACTGAAAGCACGTCAAGAAGTCATCGAAGCACAGATTCGTGAGAACTGGGTGGCACGTGGTGGTAGTTATGGTGGTTTTGTATATGATTCTGTAGGTCAATCAGCTACATACTCTAAAATCAATCCTGTTGATGTTGTAGGTACTATTGGTGTGTATGACATAGACAGTGTAAAATCTGCTCATGGTAAAACGAACAAAGACCTGAACGCTGCTCAGATTGCATACTGGGTTGAGTACGGTACATCACGACTAAAAGCAGGTGGTAGAAAGCTGAAAGGTGTCGAATACAGTGATGAACAATTGATCACTGTCATGCCTCAACCATTCATTACACAGGCGTTTTATCAGACAATTGATGAACAGGACGTGGCGTTCAAAAGAGTGTTTAATTCAGAATACGATCAGGTGGTCAAATGAGTAGTGTATTACGTTCAACCACGTTTCAGATTCATGTTAAAAATGATGACGGGACCGTAAAAATAAAGCAGTTTACACGTGCTGTTCAAGATGCAGATAAGGTCACTGAAGAACTAAACCGTACATTAGGTGACAACGTAACTGCAACGTATAAAACTGAGAAGTCAACGACTGAATTAACTCGTCAGGCACGATTACAGGTTACTCAGTTTGAACGTTCAGAACGTAAAATAAAAGAAATGGCAGCAGCCTATGAACTGCAATCAGCAATGGTTGGTAAAACTAAACTACAACAGGAACAACTCAACGCTGTTTATCGATTAGGTGAAGGTGCAACTGAAGCACAGAAACAGCAAATAATGAGCCTGGTTGCGGCTAACCATCAACTCGATGCTGCTCAAAATACACAGCAAGGTTCTATGATTAATGCACGTGGTGTCATGCAGAATTTCGGTTGGCAAATGCAGGATACACTAGTTCAGTTGCAAATGGGTACTAGCGGTTTCATCATCCTATCTCAGCAGGGTTCACAAATGGCATCGGCCTTTGGTCCTGGTGGTGCTGTACTCGGTGCATTGATTGCACTTGGTGGTATGGTAGGAATGGTCGCGTATGAACTATATAACACCAAAGTTTCTACTGAACAGTTAGAAGCAGCTCAAGAATCACTGAACTTAGTAATGAAAGAATCTGGAACATCTGTTGTTAGTCTCACAGATGATTTTAGAGAATTAATCGAAGCAGACAAAGATTTAGCTCAACTCCAAATGACAAAAGCATTAGGTGATGCGGAAGTAATCATAAAAGCAAATCGAGAGAAAATACGCGATCTATCTGATGAATACCTAAATCTAGATAAATCAGTAACTGGTGTCATATTTAAATCAGGTGAAATGTACAGCGATGAAGCACAAACTAAATTAGGTTTAACCTCAACTCAATGGTATGACTTATCGCGTGCTATACAAGATTCATCTTATTGGGGTGGTGAATCAACCGAAAAAATGAAATCAATGATGGTTGAGTTATTGAAATCATCATCAGCAACACCTGAATTAAAAAAATTAATGTATAGCATTGCTGACGTTGCTAGTGAAACACAACTAGCAGAAGAACAAATAAAGCGAATGGCTGCATTGTTGAAAGGAGATTTGGCAGATAGCGCATCGAAAGCAACTGAAGAATTAGATAAACTAACTGATAGTTTTACCGATAAATACCTTGTGTTAGGAATGACAAAACGTCAGCAAGATTTATATAATGCAAGTGTTAAATATGGTAGTGAAGTATCAGGTGAAGAATTACAAGCAGGCTTAGATGCTATTAACATGTATCACGATCAGAAAGATTCACTCGATGATGCAGCACAAGCAGAAAAAGACAGAATTAAAGCAGCCAAAGATGCTGCACGTGAAATGAAAAGAATGGCAGCTCAGGCTGCACGTGATAAGAAAGCAGCAAAGCGTGAAGAAGATAGACAGAAGAAAGCCGACGCACGTGATGATATTGAAGGTTTTAAAGAAATGGACAGGTTACGTCAGCAGGAAGTAGAACGATTTGCCAGTTCTGTTGGGGATATGAGACATTCACTTGATGCATCACGTAAAATTGAACAGCAATTTCTTCAGCAAAAAAATGACATAGAGAAGGCTTACGCTGAAGGTTACATCAGCATGGAACAGGCAACAGTGTTATCGTTGGCTAACCAGTATACATACCAAGGTGAGCTATTCAGCCTTTACGCAACTGGAATCGGTAACGCAGCCAATTATCTGTTGAGTATGGCTGATACAATGTTGAACGGTGCTGACCAGGCTAAGACTGCCACAGAGGACATGAACGGATTCCAGAAAACACTTTGGTTAGCATCACAGGCAGGACTAGCAGCAAAGGCATTGATGGATGGTATTTCATTAGGTATGTCACTTGCAGCGTTATTCCCTATTGCTGCACCTGTCATGATCACCGCTGGTACTACGTTAGGTTCAGTGAATGCAGGTTTAATTATGGGTACGTCATTTGCTGGTGCATTCGATGATGGTGGTTATATCCCAAGTAACAGTATGGGTATCGTATCAGAATACGGTGATGAACTTGTTAATGGTCAATTAATTAAAGGTCCTGCTCGTGTAACATCACGTGAGGATACAGCTAAATTAATGAACGGTAACGGTGGTATAACCATTAATGTAATAGAAGGCCCAGGTGTGGCAGTTACACAGCGTCAAATCGACGAAAAAACTGTTGAGATCATCGCTAAGGCTGTGTTCGATAAAAACATCGATAAGGGTGTGAGTGGTGTTCTACGAAACCCTAAGTCATCAGGTGCAAAGGCCATTCAGTCAACAACTAAAGCAGGACGAAAACTATAATGGGTATTAAAGGTGATGTTACAGGATTGAAAACATTGGTGTTCGGTGGTGAACCCTGGATACCAACCATACAGGGTTACAGTGGTCACAGTAAATCAGGTGTTGCCGTATCGTCTGTTGGTTACGGTGCATCACGTATGCGTCGTAAATACCGTGGTAATGTCGGCATTCGTCAGGCTAACTTTTACATGGAAACACCTGCACATCAGGATTACATGATGTGGTTTATCAGTCAGAATGAGGGTAAAAAATTTATCTGTCATTTGAGCTATGATAGACCAATCGTCGAACCTTACGTGGTGCAAGTTATCGACGATTGGGATTTGTCAGACCTGAATGCAATTGACGGTGAATTGAATGTGACTCTCGAAATATTTGGAACACGTGATCAGTGTCTCGATGATTTCATTGGTCCCATGTATGAGTGTGTCGGTTCAGATTTATACTGTATACTCGACGGCATGAAATCAATAGTGAAGGCAATGCCAAATGCTTAATATTAAAGACCTAGAAAAAATTTACGCGTCTGCACCTGATGATCAGTTTCAATTCGAGGTGGTTAGACTGTATGCACCCTGGTACACACAACCTTATTATGTTCAGTATGCTATTGAAGATTTCATTGATGTTGTCATTGATGGTGTATTAACTGAGGTTATGTATGCACCTGTACGGGCGACACGTGCATCATCGAATGAAGAACTAACGTATGACCGTTCGTTTACAATAGAGACTGTCAACGACATTCTAGCTCGTGAATCAACACGTTTTGATCCTGATGTACATAACCCACAGGACCTAAAAATAACAACGTGGGATTTCATATCATACGAAGACGGTTCATTTAGTGATAGCACACCAGGTCAGGTGTTAAACGTACCAAGCAGTAACAGGGATATTACAGGAACCACATTCAACGCCAGTACAAAACCAACCAACATGACAGCGACAGGTGAGATAAACAGTAATAGCAGATCACCGATGCAGAGAGGTATGTTGTGATAATTGGTGAACATTATAATAAATCATTATATAATTGCGCTCACGCTGTAGCCAGCTACTATGAACGTGAACTCAACATCACCATACCAGTCGTGAACGAATTTGAAAGTTCGTTCATGCGATGGATGGCAAAGCATTTCACTAAAATCGACAGACCTGAAGAACATTGTTTGGTTTATATGACTAACAGTGACAATACAACTCACATCGGTGTTTATGCTAATTACGGTGTTTATCATAATTATCGATATGGTCAGGGTTATGGTGCTGTCATTCACTCAGAACTGAGTTACATTTTATCTTCACATAAAAGAGTGAGTTACTATAAATGGTCGAAATAATTTATATACCTGATGCTACTGTAGATTATTCTATTACAGGTGAATACGAAACAATCGCTGAATTCATCATGAGTAATTTCACTGACGAAAGCGAAGTGAAAGACCTGATTTTTTACAAAGGTGATACACTTGGTACAAGATTGAAAACAAGTGACACATCATTTCTTTATATCACAGATGGTACATATACTGTGATGTCAAGTAAAAACATACCTGGTGATCCTGTAACTATTATTGTTGGTGTCGTAGCAGGTTTACTGGTTGGTGCTGTTGTAGGTTCTATGATGATGAAGTCTTTACCTGAAGTATCAGGACGTGATCAGCAATCGAGCACTAACGCAATGACACGCGCCACGAATAAAGACCGTATTAACGAACGTACTGATGATATTTTCGGGACTGTGAATAAACACACACCTTGCATAACTCAATTACCTTATACCATCGGTATCAAAGATATTGAGTGTGAAATGATGTTTGGTTTCGTTGGTCGTGGTAAATATTTAATTCACAAAAAAGAAATATACGACAATTTCACACCTTACGTTAATAACCCTAAAGCAAGTATTGCAATCTATCCACCTGGTACACATCCTGGTAATGGCTCACCACAACTGCAAATAGGTGCTGAGATTACTCAACCACTTGGTTTGTATCGCTCAATGAGTGATATACAGCAAGACGTACTGACACCACCGAATAATGCAGACCGTAGTGATATAATTTGGAGCATGATTTATAACGGTGATGGAACCGCAACGATGACCATTATTAATACAGGTGATGTTGATGTCGATTTGAGTGAAACAATTACTGTCGGTAATGATGTTAGTGTTGTAAATGCATTCTATTATAGTGGAGGTGTTACAGTGTCACTGAGATATGGTGACATGAGTCAAGGTGGTTCTGTTAAAGATTTCACAGATTATACAGGTAATGAATTGAATGGTAATTACGTAGTTACTAATGTAACTACAACAACTGTCACTTTCACTGTATTAGAAACACTTAACTATAACAATTGGAAGCTAGTATTATCACCGTATCAACAACCTACACCTATAAACATGTTCTATGATAATGTAGGAATAAAAGTGCTAACTACATTCAATATTACAGATGTTGATTTGAGAACAGAATGGTGGATTGAAAAAACAGGCGATCAAGGTGTATATTTTGCTGCTGTTAAAATAGAATCGAGTTCATTTAGTACAGCATCTGTTAATTACATAAATTCAATTTATGTGGGACCATATGTTATTGATGATGGCGCAACTTTATTAATAACCAACCTTAATTCAGCGAACGGTTATTATCGAATTGATGGTAACAACGATCTAGTAACTAACGCAAAAGTCGAAATACTAATTGAAGAAATCGATAATGAAGGTAATCCAACAGGTCAATCAACACCATACGTGGTTGATTATGGTTCCAACCCTGATAAAACAACAAAATCTGTGTTTAGAACGTTTGAATCAGATGTGACTATGTACACACGTAAGCGTGTTGTTTATCGTCGTATCACTGACACTGACCTGAAAGAATCAGTGTCAAACGTTGATGATATTACACTTAATTCTGTTTACACCTTTGAACCGTGTGACCTCGACAATATGGGTGATGCTACGAAGTGGTACTCACTGGTACCAAACAACGGTCAGAAAGAACGTAAAACGAACATGAATGTCACGCGAATGGTGACTGAATACTTAGGTGATGGTCAGTTTGGTCCTACTGAAAGTCACGCTACAGACTCATTTGACCAGATTATTATTCATCAATCACTTGACCCAAAAATAGGTCGCCTAACATTACCTGAAATAAACGCGGATGGTTTCATGTTGACACGTGACGCAATAATCGATTATTTCGGTGAAGCGGTGATGACCCAGTTCGGTTATAATTTTGATACAACAGATGTAACATATCAGCAAATGTTTACAACAGTGTGTGATGCTGTGAATTGCATCCCTTACACACGTGGTGCCATTTACGACATGTTCTTTGAGCGTCGTCAAGATGTGTCGTCTATGCAGATTACGTGTCGCAATAAAGATGTAGCAAGTGAAATTGTAACTGAAACAAGTGAACGAAAATATGATGGTGTAGCACTGACATATCGTAATAATAAAACAGCTACTCATGAAGTGATCATGATACCGAACGATAATATTATCAACCCTGACCGCACTGAACGTAATGGTATTACCACTGAAATACAGGCATTACGTAAGGCATGGCGAATTTATAATAAACAGAAATACACATTACGTGAGGTGTCATTCGATGTCGATGAATTCGGTCGAAACGTCGTACCAGGTAAGCGGTTGGATTCACCAGACGGAACCAGATTTACATCACGTGATTTAGCTGAAGACGGTTATAAAATTTATGATGGTCAAGTTGTTGAAGTAACAGGGATGGTTGTTGAACTCGATAATACACCTGTTTTCACACAGAATGAGGACCACTATATTACATTCACCAACGAAGATGGTTCATCGTCACAATCTATAATGTGTACACCAGGTGATGACGATTACAAGGTGGTATTACAATCATTACCATCAGAAGGAATGTATGATGGGTATAATCGTGACCAGACCAAATTTGTTTTCATGAGCGAACAACTTAATGATAGTATTGCTTTACTTCCTCAGAACATTGAATCATCGATTGATGACGGTAATGAAGTTAACACAATAACAAGTATTAATTATGATCATCGTTACTATAACGGTGACACCGTGGAGCCTTAGAAATGAATACAAACTGTAACAATATACCAACCATTGCATTGATTGAAGAATCTAAAAATAACATGGACACAATCAATGGTTTCGTGAAGTCACCGTTAGCTGCGTTAGTTGATCAATACGGTAACAATCGTATGACAATGCAAGGTATGGAAGATGCATATCATATTGCTGAATCTGCACGTGATGTAACTTTTGACTCTCAGTACATCTACAAAAACGGAGGTAAATGGGCTGATGCTCCCGCTCAGATTACTGAAATAGATAAACTTACGTATTGGATTTTTACGGACGGATCGGGTTATGCAGTTAAAGGCTCTGTTATATTACCGATTGCAAAGCCATCTAACCCCGTTAATGACGACGAATGGTTTGTTGCAACATCTGTTAATAAAACCCAAATGCGTACAGATTCAGCTAGTCAGTTAGGTTTGGTTTATTTTTCTGATTGGTATGATGGCATCACTATCGCTAGCGGTGCAATGACTGCTAAATCATCTATTTGGCATGGTGCACAGTTTTACTCTATTGGTACGGATGCTGGGTTTACGAGTAATGATTTTGATGCGGATCTAGCAGCAGGACGTTTTGTTAGTCAGGTCTCTATAACTCGTATATCTGACATATCAGACTGTGTTGCAACCGCAATTGGTGGGACACGGGCGCGAGTTGTTGCTGATATTTTAGGTGCTAAATTTTACGCTATTAATTATGCAAATCATAATGATGCAGATAGTACATCAGACTTGCATGCAATGTTTAACAATATGTCTGCACATGACACATGTATAATTGATGAAATTTACAACGTAACTCACTTACAAATCAAAGATAAATCAACGCTTACAATTAGCGGCAGCGGTGCGATAATAGGTATTGCGACTGATGGTGGTTACGTGCTTGAACTGCTGAACTGCACAGGAATTACGTCGAATGGTCGTATGTCGGTGAGTGGTAATGTTAGTTATATTTGTGGCGTGAAAACATGGGGTGAAGGTGATGGTAATGGGGGCACAAATCGCACAACATCATTACACAGTTTAGATTTCATAGTAACAAATTGTAAGCAAGGGTGGATCTTCGGTGACGAATCGAACCCAGATGGCCTCTGCTCTGAGATTGTTATACACAGCGGCTATACATATAATGTGCCAATTCCGCTAACTGTAATTGGCACTCAAACAGTAATAGAATCAAATGGATATCAATTAATATCGGCGGGTGTTGGGGATTTTGCTGCACTACCGCACTCTATTGCAGTAGCTAAAGGCGGTGTATTACATATTAACGGAGGTGAGTGTCAAATGCCTGCGGTTAGTAGTGGTTGGTCTTTTGTGTCTCAACCAATAAAATCCACATCATTTGATAATAGCTACGGTAAGATATTTGTGAGTGGATCGGCTGTTGAGAGCGCCGGATTATGGTTTATAACTACTGAGCCTGTCGGGTTTGTTGCTGCTAAAAAAACGGGCTGTTTTGTGATGGAGTCATGCAGCGGCTATCACAGCTTTGCGGGACAATCAGTGCAAACAAGTGCTTCGTTTAGTGGGCAGATTAAATTGTCAGAATCAAATGATTTTCACGCTCCGAATATGAGGACCGTGACTACAGTGGGTTGTGCAAACGACAACGCAGATGTATGGCTAGCAGAAAACTTCGGAACTAACTTCATTGGCGGAGTTGACGGAGTTGCTGGCGGGACGGTGCACTTTAAAACCCAGCGGGTACTTGTTGCTGCGGGTCTTAACAGACAAACAGTAGCTCAATCTACATCTGACAATCTAAAATTTAGCAGTGTCACTCCCGCACAAAACATCAGATTTTATAACGATTACAACCCCGATAAGGGTATTTTTACGGTGCCGACAGGTGGGTTAAAAGATGTTCATGGTATCGTTCAAGTGAAATTTAATGATGATAGGTCACTATCTCCGTGCGAGTTATTAATAAATAACTCAGTCGCTGAATCTGCGTTTTTCGGAAGTGAGGGTTACGGACATATGCAGTTTGACTGCGGAAATTTAAGCGCGGGGGACACAATATCTGTCAGGTTCACTAATCTAAATAATGGGACTTGGACTGCTAATGCTACAAATGTTGATAAGTTTGTGATATATGCACGTAACTAACTAGTTATGTGCATATATATATATAATAAAGAAATCACATCAACAGTGAATCAACTAACTTTCTGGTTTCGTTAATGTAATAGTTAATATCTAAACCAGAAAGTTTTTTTATGTCGTCATTCAGTGTATTACACGGTTGCACCAGATAACCCTTTGTTCCCTGCAACACACCACGTGACAAAGGTGGTTTATTAGTTGGTGGTTCACACTGTACCCACATTTTCGACGGTGCATTCTTACCTTGTTTAGTAACACCTGATACAGTATGTCGCCAGTGAGGTTTAGTTAACCAATCTCTGAGTTTATTTTCTGTTGGGACCATTTCCTTAATCAATCGCCCACCATCGTTACTCATGTAAAAACGGGTAATACGTGGTACTTGTTCACTGATGGTAGTAACAACCATGTCACCCCACTTAACGTCTGTTTCTAACTGCAATGTGGCACCACGGTTAATCTTGGCACGAAGGAAGAAATCAAACGGATCAACAGTGACGTGATTACGAATGAATGACTCAATGTTAACATTACGCACCAGCGCAGCCTCAGCAGCTTTAGCGACGACAATAGCACTATGGTTTTTATGCCAGGGTAATTCACGTGATGCATCATCTTCAGCAGCACGAACATAAGCGTAAGCACCGATACGTTTCACCTTACTTGGTTGCAACTTACCATCATTGTCAGTGTATGGCATTGTAACGGCTAGATAGTTGTTAACGTCACGAATAGCCATCATGCGGTAATCAACGTATTCTAAAACCAACTCAGTGTAATCCTCCCATCGCTTACACGTAGATTTAGTAATGTCGTAATCTTCATCATCGACCATGATTGTAATACCATCAGTGTTGGCCTGAATCATTTCAAACGATGGGACAACAGCACCAAGCCATTCTGTTAACATCATGAGCATCAACTGACCATTGAACGTTATTTGCATCGTGTACTGTGGATCATAAAACGGTGAGTGTTTGTCTTTAGACTTACCATATGAACCGTTACCACCTAATTTATATGCACCACCTAATGCTGACTTCTTACCAACTGCTTTACGTTCGGTTTTTAAAAATGTCATTGCGTCACACCATCCATCACCAAGGTGAGCAGGATAAACACGATTAACTATTGACACAGCAACATAGAAGCCCTCGACGTCAATATCCAGAACACGTTTACCATTACCAGTACGTTTGATTGTATTTTTGATGGAACCATGAATACCACCTGCACCGATGTCATATTTAAAACCGTTCACGACGACATTCAGTGACGTGTTTTTATCTTTGACGTACTTGATGCTGAAATCACCCCACATAGAAAGTGCATCATAATCTGAATCAGGGTTGCGCTTTTCGAATTCACTCAACCAACATGGTGTACAGTCGAGACATTCTACCCATACCGTTTTAGGGTCTGCATTCATTGCCATTTCGTATGTTACAGGGTTGGCTAACAATGTCTGTGATAGTTTGTCAGGGTCCAGAACGACACCACGGAGGTAATCTAATATTTCGTTGAATGCTGGTGTTTCGAATTTAATGTAATCGAATATGATATCGTCTACGTGTATTTCAGATCTAAACGTTTGGTTGTGCTTACCGACATCGACACCCATACCCTTGAGAATGTCACACACAATATCTTGACCTATACGTGTGTCATTGTGGTTCATGAATGACTTGCCGTATTTTTCAGACAGTTCGATTCTAAAATCTATAGCCTTCTTACTGTAATTGTAAAACAGACGTGTCGCGTCAACATCGTGGTCATTGTAGTGCAACAGGTGATCAGCTTGTAAACGGGTGAGTGCGATTTTAGGGTCATAAGGAAGTTCTTGAATGTCATCCATACGCATGTTGAATTCAAGCAGTTTTAGTGATGTGGATTTAGCCTTATTATCGAAGTGGTGTATTGCCATCAAATCGAGTTGTGGACAATACATCTGGTTATCCCAAATGGTGTGAGCAAATGCATTACCCATATTACCATCACGAATGATGTCACTACCCTTTCGGAATAGCACCGCATTATTCGTGTTACCGCCATACTCCATCAATAAATGTAAAACAGGGTAATCGTACTTGAGGTTGTTATAACCAACCATAACACCGTTTGACGCGGCTATTTGGTTGATCATAATGAACAGGTCGAAACCTTCGTTTTTCCACGGTGATATTTCAAAGCACCACTTGGCACCATCACTGTCACGTGTAATACGACAACTAAAGAAATTACAATAATTTTCTATATCGTGAATGTAATAATCTGAATACATAGTTTAATTCCAAAAAGACCCGAATTAACGGGTCTTAGTTATGAGTTAATGGTTGTTTATTTCAGCTATGTTTCTGATTTTGCTAAGTAACATGTTACTTTTAATTATTGCTTCATTAACATCAGCATTCAGATTCTTTACATCACCTGAGTCTAACGGGTTCACCTTGTCAGTGTTAATATTTAAACAGTTTGCAACACTACGCATGAAAGTAACTAAATTATTTTCGGTTGCATGCATGTTTTCAATTTGTTTATGAGCAACTTTAATGACTTTTTCTTGTGACTCAACCAAAGAATTCAGTTCATTAAATTTATTGATTGTTTCGTTCACAAATAATGAGCAATCCAATTCTTTTGGTATTTCTTCACCTGGATTTGTCACATCCCACAATCTCGCAATTTCATCGTATAAACAATCAATAAATGAAGGTGTAGGCTGTAAACCATCAACATCTGATTTAACGGATTCAGTACGAGCTGTAACTCCAACTGAACGTGCAAGAACGCCCATCGCTGAATTACAAACTTCAGCGTCATACTTACCATAGAATGCAGTATTAGATAATAATGATTTGATATTATGTTTCAAATCAATTAGTTCTTTATCAATACCATACATGTAATCGAAAATTTCTTTAGGTATGAACATAACTTTACCGTTCAGTTCTACTGATTTAACTTCATTCACCTGTTTCGGTTCGTGAACACCATACATACCACCATTCTTTAACTTCATGCATTCACCTAAACATAGGATTAGTGTTACACGTTCAATAGCGAAGTGGTCAACAGCTACAAACTGGTCAGGATTACCACATTTAACATATTGTGTACCATCAGCGTTAAGAGCGTACTTACCGTTTAAAACCTGATGACCGTGGGTGAATGTGATCATTACTTCTTTCATAATTATTTATTCCTATAAACGAGAAATGCAACCTACATAACGAATACTACGTCACGTAAATTGCATTGTAAAGATTTATTATAAGTTTTTATTAGTGTCGTCGCTGTGGGAAGTTAACAACATTACCTCTCGTTATTTCGTTACTCAAACCGATACCGTGGAACCAACGTTTTGTACCATCTTCAAAATAAGTAATCGGCATGTCTGTGTTGCTCAACATCTGCTTGAATCTTATTTCTGTAGCTGGTTTCGATATACCTTTACTTTGACACCACATACGATATGCACTGAACAGGTCAGCCACAAATGTCATAGCGTTAGGGTCCATAAAACACATATCACGCGTATACTGACTTAATGGGTTCATATCCTCCTTCATGATGCGTTTCGCTTCAATTGATACAGTAGATTCAACGAAACGATGGTTATTGTCACGTAATGCACGTAAACCGTTCACAGCCCAATTCGTAATCCCTTCAATTTCAACCAGTAGCTTTTCTTTCAATCCACTATCGGGTTTATCTTCAAATGAAATCAGGAATGGGAATGCCAACATGCGATTAACTAATGCACCAGATGGATCATTAAATTCTGGTATGTTGTTGGTTGACATGGCGTACTTACACTTCATGACACGATTACGGCTACCCTTGTACATTTCGTGGTATGAAACAGGGTCACCACCTGTAACAGCCTTGAACGTCGATAGAACCTCGTCACGTAAGTTACTTGACACTGAGTGAGCATCAGGTATTAACGCTAGTGATTTACACGCTTGTTCAGCCATACTGGAATCGCTCGATAACTTTGACAGTGATGGTGCACACACGTTATCAGTACCCACCATTTCACTGAGTATCGATGTAATAACACCTTTACCAGCACGACTACGACCGTAAAACAATGCAAACTTCTGTAAGCTAACATCAGATGTTAGGCAGTAACCAAACCACATTTGTAGTTGTAATTTTAAATCATCATTACCAGGCCAGATTGACTCCAAAAACTTATGCCATTCTGGACATTCAGCATCAGCGTTATATGCATGATTCAATTTAGTAAGGTTAAAAAAATCAGGCGTATGTTCCATCAACTGAACATCATCGTTAATAAAGTCAACAATACCATTCGTGAACACAGCAATATTCGATGCATCACGATTAGGATTTGATATAAATTTACCATTCTCTACGTTTTCAACCACTACCATGTCACAGTATGTTTTGAATATACCTGACGTAACAGTATTCGATGGTTTGAAATTACTGAATGTACGTTGCACATTGGCCTTGATAACTTCGTCTTCAACCTTTTCCCAACACATACCGTTATAACGATAAAACTGTGATGAATTACGGATAAGGTTTACACCGTCATAATTAAGGCCGTCGAACACTTCAGCAAAGTCGTAGTGACTCGATTTACCTGTTAATTGACCACCTAACACCATCGCGTCGTCTTCACTCTTTCGATATTCAGAACGTTGCACAGGTTTCGATAGCGTGTACTTAACTGACTTGGCTACAGGTTTATAATCAATCTGTTTACCGTGGATAGCTTCATACTGACCATCCCAACCAGCTTTCGGTTCCTTCAGTTCGGGTCGAGATTGCAGACCAGCACGAAACGTTCTACAACCTGGTGCAGATGTTGAATACTTATAACCTCTGTGCACAACACCAGCGAAGTGATCGAACTCCACATCAGTCCAGGGTGGTTCACATCGTGGGTTGTAGTGCTCCCACATTAGTTCAACCATTAATTCAGCACTGATACCGTGGTCGTGTCCATAAGCAGCAACACGAAAAACCTCATGAGTACCTTGACCCTCAATTGCAGGGTGAGCCGCTTTTTCAAGAAATGAAATCGTTTTACGGATTTCACCTGGTGAATTTTCATAACCGACACCAGTTAATATACCAGAGCGGTTTTCAGCCCATTGATGTAGTTTAGCGTCAGCGTCAGCGTCAAGGTGATGATAGTTACGAATGTCAGTGACAGTGTAACGTGGTATATCAGTGTTATTCTGGTGAATGTAGTAACACTGTGGTTCGTTAGGGTTTTTCCAGTGGTATGAACCTGGTACACGAATGACACGACATGGATCAACAACCTGTTCATCAGTACCGTAATAAAGTGCTAGTTGCTTCTGACCTATGGACCATTCTTCAGGTGTAAGGTCATCAGCGTCGATAAGCCAGAATGCGTGACCGTGTGTTTCATCACGCTTCTGAATGATGTGAGGTGTTAGTGACCATTCTGGTTCCTCCATGCCGTCGAAGTCAGCAACGAAGCATCGAAAACCAGTGATGTTATGTTCTTCACGTCCAGTACCATCGGTTTCATTTACACAAACATACAGACCACAGTATTGACTTTGCTTGAACTCAATGAAATCCATTGATTCAGATAACGTTGAACACCATTGTTCAGCATGAGCGTTTACAGATGGTAGCAACCCAAACTCCTTCTTAGGGTCAAAGTACATCTGAAAATGAATGTTAGCGTCAACTTGCCCTGTTAACGCCTGAATGAATTCAATTGCTTCGTTGTGATCGTACATCGTGCATTACCCCAACAAGTGTTCTGCTGCTTCCAACTTATACTGGTCGATAGCGTAAGACGAGAACGGTTTGTTCACAGCGTTACGGTATTGCACTAATGTAGATATGTTTAATCCTGTGACATTGGATACAACATCCATGCCGTGTTTTTCAATAAGCACATTAAGACGCTTCAATCGTTCAACACGTGATAATTCACGCATTATTTTAGCCAGCTCAGCGGATTTTTCGTTCATGTTTTGAACCTCTTATACCATTCATCAAATATACGGTCGATGTCGTCAGGACAACTGGCAAAACCACCAATCCCACCTGCTTTCTTCGTCATATCTAGCCAAACTAACTGTTTAGCCTCACGTGATTTTTCATTATAAACCTTCTTTATAATGAATCCTTTAGCTTTATACTCTATTGACGTGAAGATTGCAAGTTCATGACCAACCATTTCAGGTGTGATTAACACTTTAGTGTAACCAATTTCATCTGATGATTTTCTGATGTCTGATATTTTTTTACCGTTACGTTTCTCGGCGGTGTTGCCCAATCCGAAATAAACAGGTGCTCCGTTATCATTCATAAACATACCTGAATTGTTACGGAACATCCTGCATTTGTGCCGACTCAGGTAAAGTCGGCACTTATCGGTCGCCAGGGCTTCTGGCGTTTTCATTATGCGTCTAAGTAGTTGAATTCACCGTAACCAGCATTGACGATGTCTTCGTCAGTCCAACCGTGGTCATTGATTAATTCTTCGTATGTGTACTCAGAGTCAGCATTCATGATCACTGTCTGAACAGGTTCTTTCTTAACTGGTGCAGGACCAGGACGAGCAGCAGGACCAGGACGAGCAGCAGGACCAGGACGAGCAGCAGGACCAGGAC